GCCAATACCGCTCTCCCAATCTACTCCGTTAGTTGCATGGTATGGTAGCTGCTCACTCGCATTGTAAGCACTAGAAAATGTCCGAAACCCCGTTGCTGCTGTATCAGGCAACGTGAACGTCTGCACGGCAGAAGGTTTATTACTCGCGACTTCTCTAACTCTTGTTTTATGTATGACTGACATCATCTATCCTTTGTTATTAATCAACATGCGCATACATAACGTATACAGAACATCACTGCACCTGCCCTGTTGCCGACACACTACCGCCCTGTGGATCTGAGTGCGTATGACTATTATAAATATCTCGATCACCTGACATACTGCGCGTGCTATCACTCACCTCAGCATCAGAATGAATGTCCCCCGTTGCACTAATATTACCCAGCACAGATAAATCACCAATAAAATTAATACCGCCTGGGCTTGTGATCTGAGTTGTTGCCCCCTCGGGCAATACCGCACTTAAAGTATGCGTTTCGCTGTCGTATTCGATCACCGCCTCGTCACTAAACCGAAATAAGCGTTTTTTAGGGTTAGTACTCGGTGCTGGATTGGCACCAGTAAACAGCGCAGGAAAAATAATGCCATTGGCAAGATCACCGGACGGTGATAACACCACAACATTCTCACCCACACTGACCGGATTCCACGCTTTATCTGCCCCCGCACGTAATGTTATGCAACGTAACCAGCCGGTTTCAATTTCGCCTATTTTGACGCGGAATACGTTATCCTCGTAATTAGCTGCACTGATTGTTCCTTCCCTGATCAGATTTTCAAAACGTCTAAAAAGGTCGGCTATTTTAAAGTTCATCATCGAGTAAAATATCTAAAATGGTTTGTTTGTCATCATCGTTAAACCCTAACAATTCACGCGTTGGGTATTGATAAAAAAGCCCTTTAGCCACTTTCCCCATATCGCCCTGTTGATGCACCATGGCGATAATCGCCGCAATCCCATCAAAGCCAACTTCAACCCCGTCACTGCTTGATTTAACTTTCATGCGTTTCGCTTTACGCAATCCCATCAACATTTTTTTAGCGCGTTTTACCGTGCCAGGCTTCTTTTTACGGGGTGCATAAGCACTACCATCACTATTCACCTGCTGACCAATACGCTTTTGGTTGGCTTTACGTAATGCCACACCCACTTTCTGTAATTTCTTTTTACGGGCAGCAGGCTTTAACCCCGCTAAGAGCAATTCAACCTGAGATTCAAACTGATCTAAGGCGTTCTCACTCATGCCTGCAGCACATCATTAATAAATAATTGCCAAGCTGGCGCATTCAGCCAGTGAGGCTCTAAGCTCGGATCTTCAATATGGTTTAAGCTAATTCCTTCCGGTACGACCGTCACTTTAACCACTTCAGACAGCGGAATTTTTATCGTAATATCGACGCTGTTATGATCAATAATATCTGCTTGAAAACTAAAAGCTTCGGGATCATGGTCTGGCTGATGCTGTGCTAACCACTGCAAAATAATAAACAGTAGTGCATCAGCATTACCCGCATAATCAGTGATCACTAGAACCGCTTCGTATTGCATCGAAAAGTTATCATTAGCCGATGATACATACGAAAATGCTTTGCCGTTGCTAATGAGCACCATGACATCATCACGCTTGAGCGGCAGCGGTGAGGCTAATAAGTGATTCAGTAGTTTTTGCGCTTTATTCATCGATCTAGTCCCGTCTTGTGCGCAAATTAGAGCGATGTAATTCATCAATCAACTTGTCTATTTTTTTATGCAGCGTATTCACCGCTTCTTTCACGTCGTCTTGGGTTGCGTAGTTACGCGCGGCAAACAGCTTATGCTCGGCTAAGTCACGGTTATTACAATGCGCTGATCTAAAGAGGTAAAACAGCGCGACTTTAATCAGCGCCAGTAAGCCACCAAAAACCAGCAAGATAAAATTCAGCATTTCGGGGCTGATAGTCATGTTCATAAGTCCTTCACGATAAGTTCAAAATCCTGTTTATTCATGTGTGCATCAAATTCATTCAGCGCTAAACGTGATTCCAGTACCGCTTTTTGTCCCTTGATACGACCAAAGCGACGCCCTAATAAAATACAGCCATGCGAGTGGGCATTTAAGCCACGCGCGGTATCACCAGCAATATTGCCGGCATGAAATAAAATATGACTGCGCCCGGGTACGTTGTGTACGCCATAGGTTTTGCCAAATTTAGGCGAATCAACACGCGTGCAGTGATAGCGCCCCGTTGGAATACAGGAGATATTGACTTTGTTATCCTGCCACGGCGGCTCCAGCGTATAGCCTAGATGCTGATTGCCGTGGCTAAGTATGCCTATGGTCCCGTGCGCACTACTGCCTAAGCGTGTAAGCGTTAGTTTTAATCCCATAAGTTAATGACCTTATTCTGTGTGTTCGGGCGGCTAATCAGCGGGAGTTCTATGCTAACGCCTGCGGGTAGTCGCTCGGGTTGTTCTGCCATGCGTGGATTAGCATCTAATACCTGCGGCAGCACATCTACGCGACCATAGTGAGCATGGCATATCGCATCGAGTACATCATTTTGCACCGTGATATATTGCTGACTCATATCAACACCACGCGAGTCGGCTTCGTGCCAATAAGGGCTGTAATCGCTGCATCCACCTGCAACAAACAATAATCCAAACGGCCTGACATCGCGTCCGCATTTTCATGGCCTTGGTGGCTGCTATCGTAATCGCGGTATTGCTGCAATAAGTCGTATTTCGTTTGCTGATAAACAGCCTGGTAGTACAAAATAATCTTGCGTGACAAGCCGTAATCGTTACCGGGTATGGATTCAATAGTGCTATAGCCCAATGCAATTTGTTCTTCCTTCCAGACGGCTAATTTGTCATTAATAATAATTAATGCTTGGCTCACGCTGAATTCTAGCTGACTGTTTTCAATCACCTGATCCATGCGCACACTCGCCCGTAAATCATTGAGTGATATATTCGGATAAAACAGCTGATTGATAATGGTTTCATCAGTCTGCGTGGCGGGTGTGGGGATAAAGGTGGTCATTTAAGCGACTGCGTTATTATTCGCGGCTAAAATGGCTTGATACAGTTTATTAATCGATTGTTCTGATTTGTGTAACCAAACTTGTTCATGTTGAAACGATAACCCCGCTTTAATCCTGTACTCAACGGCCTGGCGATAAATTTCTAATAGCACTAAATGGCTATTACGATCCGTACCATTGCCGCGGCAGGCATACACAGAGAAACTGGGATAACCGAGCTGTTTAATATGCTGTTTAATCGGCTCTAATTGTTCGTTGACACGCTGAATAGCCAGTAACAATACGGTTTCAGTGAGTAAATTCTGAGCGCAATCAGGCAATGATTTACGCACTCTACCGATAAAAATTTCAGGGAAAAAACAATCGGTACTGAAGGTTTTAGTTTCAGGGAATAATTCATCTAACAAAGTGTAAAACCAAATCCTGAACCGTAACATATCGTTATCCTTTTTTTGTATGAGGTGGCAGCACAACTACCGTTATCAAATCAACGCCTGAGCGTGACAGAATCAGGCAATGGCACCGCCTTGGTGGAGTCATTAAAATGGCTTACTGATCCGGTGGCCGGTCCCGTTGATCAGTCACCATATGTTTTTTGAAATCATCAGTCTCTGACAGCCCAAGACAAATCCCGTCAGGATCAATCAATGGGTATTTTATGCTCAGATAAAGAAAGGCCAATTTCCTAACTGTTGCCCCAGAATATTTAGAGCAATAATCCAGCCGTGCAGTCTGTAATTTTTGCAAGGGGCTGGCTGTTGATTCGATATAGGCCTGATCCTGGGCAATAACCGGCTGTTCTGCAGCTGAGCAAGCAATAAGTACGGAACAAAGAAAAACCAAACTAAGATATTTCACGCGGACTCCTCCTGTGCTGAGATCATGGCGCTGAGCGTTTTCTTCATGCCTTTGACCCCCGCTTTTTCTGGGTTAATCGCTTCCGCCTTATTACAAAACCTCAACGCTTCTTGATAATGCCCCAAGCGCTCCTGGTGTTTAGCCATTTGCACAAACAATTTGCTTAAGCTAATCATGGGCA